TCTTCGTTCCATATTTACTTTAAATTTATCTAGAACGTAATTACCAGATTCTTCATAAGTTCTTCTTGCTAATTCATCAGCAATTGAGTTGAATTGAGAAACATCTCTTAATTGTACTTGGTTACCATTTTGGTATCTAATCAAAGCAAAAAATGCAGAATCTTCATCACCCGTACCAGTAGCAACGACAGTCAGTACTGGATTCATTTTTAATCTATCGGCGCCTGGTGCATTTTCGTTTTGTGATCCGTTGGCGTTATCATACAATGAACTGTCTTGCAATGCGCTTACTGTAGATTCTTCAACTTTATAACCAACAGATAAGTTATCAGGCTGATCGTTATATTTAGAAACAATTAGTGTTTGATCACTTGTAAATAGGAAATGACCTTTCTGGAAAATTACACCGGAGGATGCTCTAATACCGTATGATTTTCCAGTTGGGTTAGATTGTTGAGTTACACTAATAGTTGTCTGATCGCCAGAAGTAGTAGTATATAAAACAAGTTGGTTTTCGGTTGAATAAAGTTCTTTACCGTTGTACTTGTAACGAGTAATTTGAAGAGATTCACCCGGTTGGAATACTTTAACTGTGTTAGAGTTAGCATCAGTATTAGTATTCAAATAGTTAATGAAGAACGTGTTTAGATCTGGCGGCCTAGTTTCAAAACCACGGGCTGCAGCAATAATGTTTGCTTTCAATCCGTTGGTCAAACCTTCAACTTCATACACTACATCAACTTCGGTTTCAATACCGCCAATGATGTCGATCTCTTTGCCACTGACAAATGAATCAACGTCAAATCCATTTGGGCTGACCAATTTAACAAATTCTAGGTTGTTAATAGTTGTAAAGTTACAACCTTTAATGATACTACCTTCTTGGTAGATATTATCACCAAAGCGTTCAACTTGGTTTTGAAGAATCGTTTGAAGTTGAGTAAGCTCTCGAGCCTGGACAGCGTACGCTGGCTTAAACAGGATTTTATAGAACTGTTTCTCAACGTCAAAGTCATCAAAATATGGCGCAATATTTAAATCTGTATTAATAGGCATCTTTTTTGAGCTTCCTTAAAATTCTAAGACCAACTTATATTCTTCTCTAGAGTTTTCTGTTCTTTCTAACGGAAAGAAATCCTCCATGAAATATACTGTACCAGATCTTTGTGTGTATCTTGATTCAATAACATTGTCTGCTATAGGGGTATTTATAGTGATTTGTTGGCCCGTACTATTCGTTAAAATTGTATTAGCATCTAATGATATATCATTATTTGCTTGGTTCAAGTAAGGACCCATGTAACTACTCAAATAAAGAGTTTTGTTATCTGAATCTACTTCATGTACATAAGCACTAAACGTTATATCGTTATTAGCATTCCTTTGGAATAGCTGCGAGTTTTGTTCTACTTTGCCATAATCATCTGTTACTATTGCAAGACGATTATCAAATACCAGCGGAGGCGCAGTATTGGCTGTATCTGGGTCAGGAGTAAATACTGGATTCTTTACTACACCTAAAGCAGAATAAGTATTTGTTTTACCAATTTGGTTATTATCTGTTTCTGTAATGTAAGCATAAAGTAAGATATGTCTACAGTGCATTTCATCTATTAGATTCCAATTATGGTACCCGGTAGGAGAAAGAATTGGTCTTAATCTTGCTCTAACATCAATAGAGTTAGCATCATCTGGATAAAAATCAAATGGTGGATCTACAACCTCTGCTAAAATATTATTATAATTTTTACCAGGATCTAAAACTTCAATGTTTGTAATTCTGCCATCAACTATACGAGGAATAGCTGTTGCACCTTCCCCATCACCGCTAATTTTTACTGTAGGTACAATCTTAAACGATGCATTAATTTTTAAACCATCAGCCTGCGGTGTACCAACTACTTTCAATGTACCCTCGTTGTTTGAAGTGTTATCCCACTTATAAGATTCAATAACATAAACAAAAGATTCACCAGTGTCATTATTTGAAGCGTATAAAGTCATATCAGCGTAATAATTATCACGTACACTAATATCATTTGCTCTAACTTTTATAGTTCCATCATTACCCGGAGGACCTGTAACTTGTCCATTTTCTAAACTTGGATAACCAGTATTATCAATATTATTAAGTACAAAAATATCACTTAATTGTGAACCAGTAATTATGTTATTAGTATCAGCTGCTGGATCTGGATTGATATCAAAATTTCCACTTAATGGAATATAACCAGAAGCATTATATGCTTCAAAATGTGGCTCGGTTAAATAATACATAAACTTCCACACGTAGCCGTCTGTTGTTCTATAGATTTGATCTGCTATTGTTGGATCATAGCTAGGTGGAGTTGTTGAAGGTACACCGTTATTATTAGATAAGCATTTGTAAACTCGGTAATCGCCAGAATCATTATTTGTTGGTCCAACTACAGCATAGAAATTTTTATCAACCATATCTTCTTGGTCATCGTACTGAGTGTAAATCGCATCTTTTTGCCAAGGATAATATTTGATCATGTACTTAATATCTTCTTGAAAAATCTGTTTTCCAAAAAGTATATTTTCTTTAAACTCATTTTTACTGTACAGAGTATTCTCTGCATCGACGCGATCTAACGCTTCTTTAGATACAGAAGATATCATAAAATAAAATTTATTATTTTGAATATCTTCATACACTAAGCGAGTAATGTCATTTTGAAATTTTGTAGTTAACGTAGTTGCCATTTTAGAAGACCTTAGCTTTTCTAATATTTATAATCATTTTTTAACCTCTCCTACGAATTTTTGGCCTAGGATAAATAACACCAGATGATGGTCTAGGTTTAAAATTTCTTTGAGGGTAACAATTGCCAGATTCTGGTCTCTGGTTAATCCAACGAAGAATTCTATTTGGTGCACCTTGCAAACTTTGTAAATCCATTGGGTCGTCTGCTTCTGTATCAAGCATAAGATCTTTACCAGAAGTATCTATAATCCATTGTTGAGCTTCAGCCTGAGTCATGTTTGGCCAAGATTCTGCTAAACATGCTAACACACCAGCTACTTGTGGTGCTGCCATACTTGTACCCTGATACTTATCAAAGTTATAACCTGTTAGTCTTGGATCCGCAACGTCGTTTAATCTTTCATGAACACTACTATTAATTGCTTCACCAGCTGCAAAAACGTCTATTTGGCTACCACAGTTACTAAATACAGCTTTATCTTCTGTTAGTGCTTGCCCTAAAGCACCGACAGTAATTGCCGGTTCATAAAGTGCACCAGAACCAGTACCTCTATGAGAATACCAATTATAATTCGTTCCGAAATAAGTCATTTTATAAGTATTATCAAAGTCTTGATCTGAGCTATTTACTATTTTCCAATATTCGTTACCTGCCGCAAATACAAGAATAATTCCATCAGCAATTGCATCCTGAATATCAGCTAGTCTTGATGTGAAATAATTTGGAATATAATAGTTATTTGCAGCCATTGAAAAGAATCCACGTTCATTCAATTCTGCTACGGTTAAATCGCGTCCAGGTGAAAAAGTTGTTCCACGATAAGTAATTTCTGTAACTAAACCAAAATTATTTTGACCGGGTGTTACAACTGATCCATAACTGTTGTTTGTTATAGTTGGATTGCGACGACCTGTTACTGGATTAATTGGTTTACTATTGTGCCAAACTCTGATATAATCCCACATAAGAGAACTAGAAAGACTATTCGGATTTGTGCCATATGGACTAATATTATAGATATTTGCATCTCTAGCCCATCCTTGCGAGTTTCCAGCTACGGTCCCTGCACAGTGACATCCATGGTTATTATCGGCGGTTCTATCTGCATTGCCGGCATCTACATATGGAGTATAAACATATGTGCCATTAGCACCACCGGTTACTTGACCATTTAAAGAAAACCAGTTAAACTGCTGAACACGACTACCGCCAGACCCGTCAGAATTAACAGCAAATTCTGGATGTGCAGGATCAATATGGCCATCAACAATTACGACATCAACATTTTTGCCAGATGCAGTAATTGTTAAGTCATCTGTAATTTGATACGTGCCACCAGTACCTGCACCCCAGTTGCTTCTGTTTGTAGCTTCGCTATGTCTTAATAAACCCCAGTTAATATCTGTAGCTGAATCACCCCATCCTTTATCAAAATCACCATTTGTAATAGTATATAGTGGTCGCGTGGTAGCATCAATAAGTTCTACTAAATCAACACCCCAAACTCTATCATCTTGCCTTACCAACTCAGCTTCTTCATGAGTTAGCATATAATGAGTATTTCTACTAATGGGTCTTTTATTTGCTACATTAACGGCTCTATCTGGAATGAATAGATTACCGCCTGGTGTTTCCATGTCTTCATAGAAACCTTCCAGGTCTTCTCTGTTATGCAGAGTTACGATCCACTCTCTAAGCATTTTAAGCCTCTAATTGTAGTACTGTGAGTTTTACCGTTACGGCTCTAGGCGATGCAGTATCATTAAGTATGTTACATGGAATGGCAGTTGTAGGTGTAGACTCTAAATTATATCCAATAGCACCAGGTGATACTCTAACTACTTCTGCCCCTGTAGTAATTACTTCTGCAATTACACCGGCATCGGGTGCTGGATCTGTATTGCGAGTTCTACCGAGATCGGCTGCTCTTGCCGCTTCATCAGTGTAAATTCTTACCCATGCAGCATCATCGGTTTCAATTGATAGTAATGCATATGATTTAAAGCCAGTAATATTAAAGTAGTTGCCAGAAAAAGCATTCAATGTAGTGGTAGTAAAAGTTAAAACAGTTCTTGCTTGTAAGGAAGAACCGCCACTTGATACCGTTGTGAACGTGAAATTACCAGCGCCGTCAGTAGTAAGTACTTGACCACTAGAACCATCTGTAATACCGAGATCTGTAATGTCAGTTGGAATAACTGGCGGTACATATAAGAATTCACCAGTATCTGAGTCATATGTTAACGAAGTGGTACCAGCTGCAGTTGTGTTTGCACTTAAATCTGTTAGAGCGATGCCGCCTGATGCTGAATTAACCCATGCATAATCGGTACCGTTCCAACTTAATACTTGGTTATTGGCTGCATTACTTGTATTTAAATGTGCGTCAACATCTGCATTTGCGTAAGCAGTACCCGTTGCCGCGTCTTCAAATGTAAAGTTACCGTCACCGTCAGTGGTTAATACTTGTCCAGCAACTCCATCTACGATTCCAGCATCAGTTAAACTTAGATTACTCCAATTATCATATAATTCATCAAAGTTTGCCATAGCTTTTTGCCATGCAGTTCGTATTGGATCACCTTGACCGTCGTTGGCCTCTTCACCGACATTTACTATTTGCTTTGCCATGATTGCTCCTGTTTATTTTTAAACTATTTATTTATCGGTGTTAAACACCATTGTCGGTTGTAATTCCGTCTGTGTCTACGGTCCAAACAAAGTTATCTGCTCTAATTGTTTGATCTCCAACAGATTGGTTAGGTCCGACAATTGGATCTCCTCCACGAACGTAATCTTCTTTTTGTATGATCTGAAATTTATAACTTACTTTAGGACCAGTCATTCTTTGATACTCAAATTCACTGAACATTTTAGTTCCAGCTAAATGCATAGTATCTTTAACTACTTTTTCATACTTGCCTGGATCTACTGTAGATTTAATTTCATAAGAATATTCTTGGTATCTATCGCTGTCTTGTATTTTAACATTATTGTCATAATAATCCAAAACTGTTGGGTAAACATAAAGTTTATTAATATGATCGTTGAACCAAGATTCTGTTTTAAGAATAGGAACGATTAATTCATCCCATATTTGCTTAACCCCTTCTGGCGCTGTACCGTTTGCCAATTGAGCAAACATGAGGACATCGTTACTTTTTATTAGACCATCTTCAGTAATGTCACCATACTTAAATCCACCAGTACGAGTACTGTTTAAGAATATTCCCAGCTCAGCAGGTTGTGTAGCTTGACCTGTAGCTAATTTTAATACTTGGTAAGCAAACTCTTTTGTTGGAAGTAAAGGCGTGGAATCTGTAACCTGCTGTGCTACATAACCATTAATATTAGAATTTTGACGGGCCCAATAACCTTCCGTAATACCTTGTGAATCTACGTTCAATACCGCTTCGGCATGTTTTACTCCGTCATCATCTACAAGGTAAACTGTTTCTTCATCTACATATCCTAGGCCTGAGTTTCTTATTATTGCAGCGGCAATTCTACCAGTTGAGAACAATGTTTCAGTTTTAATCGTAGCGTTTTCGCCGAGTCTTTTTGAACTATAATCTCTTTCGACTGCTAGTACGTCGTAATTATTACCTTTATGAATTATATAATCATTGTTTCCGGTTTTAAATCCATAATAAGCGTATGGTCTAACATATATTCCTTTAATGTCATTATCAACCTTAGTAATTATACCAACAGTTGAAGTAGAAGGTTGTCTTATTTCATCACCTACCGAAAATGTTGCGCTATAATTATCAATTAAAAGAACTTGTTCAAATCTATCAAATATTACAATTTGATCGTCTGTGACGATATTAAACACGTCGTTTACATAATTAGATCCTGGGTTTATATTTTCAAACGATGCAATAGAACCAATCTCAAATGGAGTTAAGTCAAACGCAGCATCTAATCTTGTAGCTAGAGTAACAGGATTAGCGGTTCCAGACATAGCGGCTAAAGCTGGTGGCACAGTATTAAAGTTAGATGAATTAAGTGGTACTGCTAAAAAATTAGCAATAGGATCAGTCATTAATCCTATAGATTCAATATTTTCTAATTCACCTACCTTTGCATGTTCTGTATTAGCGGTTTCAGCATATAGCTCACCGGGCGAAGAATCATTTTTAGAAGAAATCGTGTATATTTGTCCAGTGTTAGTTCCGGCGTTATAGGCTGTTAGTGTGTAATTCACATCACGATCTACGGTTGAAATAGGACGAGTAATAGCAAACTCATCACCATCTCTTACTTTAACACCAACAGAATTAGAATTTTGTCCAATTACAACACCTTCATTGCCAGCACTATCACGCAATGTTTCCAACTCATTAAATATAAAATCTTCATTTTGCAATACAATAGATTGGTTAGATACTAAAATTCTAGTATTTTCGACAGTATATCCCCAACCACCATCAAGTATCTTGTAATCAACTGTACCGGTAAACTCGTCCTGAAGCTCAGTAAAATTGCAGTACCGCCTTTACCGTACTTGCTTTGAATAGAGAAGATATCACCAATGTTGTTACCAGTTGTTCCGCCCCAATCTAGATTTATATCCATAGATGCAGCAGAGCCATTCAACTTACCAAACGAAACATCTTCTCCTGCTAATCTGCAAAGAATTTCATCGTATTTAACAAACTTTCCTTTAACGTTAACAAGATAAACTATGGGTGTTAATGTTTTATTCAAATAAACAAAGTTAATTTTATCTACAATAGCAGTTGCTTTAGATATTGAGCCTGTAACATTCTTACTTAAAAGAGTACTATAATCATATCTATTTGCGCCATTGTTAGAAATGAAATCATTGTTATTAGGAAATAATTGTAAGAATGTACCTGTTTTCCACTGCGAATCAGACGGCTTGAGCATGTGGCGAGCTGGGTAGTTAATATTAACATCTTCATCATAGAACATTCTAAAGAATAGTTTAATACCAGCTTCCGTACCTTTGCGTCGGTACAAATCCATAATGTTTTTAATTACAACGCGTGTAGTTTGCTCATCTAGTTGTGGTAAATCTGCCATATATTTCTTTTTAAAATATATGATCATCTCAGATAATGTACTGCCTACATCACGATATTCAAACATCCTACGGACGTTATAAACACCCATGTTAGATTCTGATTCAACAAACCTATAATATTGTTCAACCATGTCAACTAACTCAGAGCCGTGTTCCCTAAAATACGCTGGGAATTGCTGAGCTATTTTAAACGCTATATTTTTTTCAACTAGCGTGACTCTGTTATTAGCTGGCATTATTTAACCTCGATCATATTTACGGTTACGTCATCATCTTTAATCAAGAATATTCTTCCTGCAGGAGCAGTAATATCATCTCTATAAGTTGTTACTTGAATTTTAATACCGTTTCCTTCGTAAGAAGAAGTCTTAAATCCAACAAGATTAATTTCACCAGTTTCATAATTAACGCTACCGGCAATTGGTTTAACAACCTGCGGGTTAGTAAGATCAGACGTTACAATTTGAATATTACCAATACCATCATCTTGTAGATATGAACTTACGTTGTTATATGAAAATACGCTACTTTTAACTGCTGGTTTGTAATCCGCAAAACCATTAGTATCTTTAAAAGGATACGGCTTGACTAATTTAGCATAAAATTTAAATGATGGGCTTTCAGCTACATTTAAATCTGGAGAGTAAACTACATATGGACAAACCATAGTTTCATTACTGGTAATAGATCCATCTGCGGAATCAATATTTGCATTCAATTTAGATAATCTTAATGTTGTATTAAAGTCATCCAAATATGTTGAGTTGTAGCTCGCAATAGCCGTACGAACTGCTGCTTCAATTTCACCAACAGATTTCTTAGTTACTTTAGGATTAAAGTAAACATCAACTTCAGCACAACCATACAAGAAATCTGAATCAATAAAGATAGGTTCAACTGCGAGTGGACTCTTATCACTCAAGTATTCGATATAAGCCGCAGATAAAGTTGATGAAAGACCATCGCGCCCTTCACCTAAATAAACAGAAATAGCAACCTTACCAAACTGTGGTGGTTCTAATTCTTCACCGCCGTAAGCAGAAACTGATTTAATTTCTGGGAACTGTCTTTGTAGAAGAATTTCATAATCCTTTGTACTAACAGCTCGTTCTTGAATTTGTAAAGATTTAGGAGCATAATAACGAATACTTTCAAGTGTTTCTCTTTCCGCACCACCGGCTGCAATTTCAACAGTATCAACAATAGTTGTGGCATTAGCACTTGTTGTGCCTAATTCAAATTTAAATGCACCGTTAGCTTCTGAACCTGATGTAATTCTGTATCTTACACGAATATCTTCATATTCTTTTGGCTGATAACCAAATTTATTATTACCAAAATAAACAGTGTAACGACCGTCGTAATATGGTTCAACATAAAATACTTTATCCGTTGGACCTACACCAAAAATACCATTTTTACGAATAAATATATTTTCGTTATCGGTCGCCTCAGCATCTACGAATACCACGATAGATTCTGTATCAGCGTTTTCGTTTGTTAGAATAACGCGTAGGATTCCATCTTCATCTACGAAATAACCTTCTCTTTCAAAGCTTGAAAGCATTTGTCCTTCAAAAATTTCTACATTTTCTGCAACAAACGTGCCAGGTGCTATTTTACGTGCGACATATGTTTGATCATTAACAAATTCGTATTGAATACCTTGGAACGTAGTAATAAAGTTAGAATAAGCAGGTATAGTAACAATTTGATCAGTAATTGTTGTATCATATATTGTAACATTAACAACAGCTCTAGGAGATCTTCTTGAACGAGGTAAATAGTTGAGCTCTTTGGCATGTGACATTACTGAGTTTTTCAATACCGCTGAGTCAAGAAACATCTCATTAATTGCCATATTAGCATAAAAGTTATTTTGGAATGTATTATAAGCTAACACATCCAAGAATACGCTCATATTAGAACCATCAAAATTGTAATCTTTAAATTGTGTTTGGCTTGTCAGATATTCTTTAAATTGAGACTTGATAGACTCAAAATCTAATTCTGAAATATTAAGTTTGCCCATTTATCTGGTCCTCTCTAAGAATACATCAAGCGATATTGGCTGTTGAATATTTTTGATGTAAAATATTATTCTAACTTGAATGCTGTTTTCGTCAGCACCCGTAGATACAATTACGTTTTCTAATTCTGCCCTAGGCTCATGCAACTCTATAGTGGATCTTACTTGATCTTCAATCAATGTTAATGTTGCCGGAGTAATATTTTCAAATAGCATAGCTGTTATATTACCACCTAAATTTGGCTGCATTAACCTCTCGCCTTTATCAGTGAGTATAAGATTCTTAATAGATTCTTTTACAGCATCTTCATCTTTAAAAACTGTCAAGTCATTAGATACAGGACTGCGTTCAAGATTCTTTTTAAAATCTTGGTAAAGATTAATCTTTTTGCTTTTAGCTGTAAATACCGTTGCTACCATTTTTGTTTCTCTTATCTAACTAGTGTGATTACCACAGTTCCTTTGAATTCTGTTTCTACACCGCCGGAAGTGTAATTACTTTGGGTCGGTGGTCTATAAACAGCCTTATACTTGTGCCCATTTTCTTCAAATATGAGCTCACCTTTTGTTTCCATGACAATAGCACGGGCTGAATTTCTATTAATTTTATCCTTATTACGGTCACTTGTTCTTTTCCAAAGATCTTGACCTTTATCTGGTACCGTAAGAGGCGGAAGATTCTTAGACATATTATTTCTATATCTTTCTTTACCACCCATATCAAACATTGCTGAAGCATCACTGAAAACAATACCACGCCAACCCATTATCCTACCATATTCCTCGGCATAGTATATTGACATTTCATCGTGTCCCCAAGGTTCCCACTTTAATTTTACAGCAGTACCGGACTCAAAATGTTTATTGAAAAACTCAGCTTCTTCACCATTAACCCACCCGACGATAATTTCAATTTTTCCATTAATATGCTTTTTAATTGCGCTGTGTAATCTAAGTATTGCGATTCGAGTATCTAATGTTAAATTGTTCCATCCATCTGGACCACCGGCGCCAGCAGTTCCTCTTTCTTTACTTACACCGAACATTGAGCTTGTTGTTGAGAATATTCTTCCGTCCTTTCCTTCTCTAATATCTTCCCACGTAGGCATACTTCCTAATTCTTTCGCGGTCGGCGGGCCAATTTCAAACAACTTCGCGGCTCTTTCTTGTGCAGTAGGTATATTAGTTACTCCAACTGGAACAACCTGTCCTTCCGATGTAGCCTGCGCAGCTGGATTTACGGGTGAATTACCTCTTTTAACATTACCCCAAACTTCCTTTTGTTTATTTATTTCAGAAGTTCTTCTTTCATCTGAGAATCTTATGGCGCCTGCTCTAATAGCTTCACCTGTTATTCTATTGGATGCATTACTTAAAGTATTAAATACTTCATCGTAACGGTTAGAGAAATCGTCAAGTGGAGCTTTAAGTCCTTTAATCAATCCTTCAACACCTGTTGCAAGTGCGCAGAATCTAGAAATCATAAATGATATTTCTTCAATAGATGGATTAGAAAATTGGCCTACGGCGTAATCAATAAGTCCATTTACTTTACCTAAAATTTTATCTACGTTTTCTTGGGAAAAGAAACTGCTAATTTGGTTTTGAATGCTATTTACTTTTTCAGTAATAGTTTTTTCTATATTGTTTGCAATGTTGCCAATAATTTCAGAAGGATTAAAATTTTCAACCATTTTTTTAACTTTATTAATAGTTTTTTCAATGGTGCTTGTGATCTTTTCTTTAACAGCTTCAATTAAAGCTTTAACTTTAATCTTATCAAACAGAGCTTGTAATGGATCTTCTATATTTTTGATTCTATCTAAAAATGATAAGGCATCTCCTATGAGACCGCTAACACCATCAATTAAATCAAAGAAGCCACCAATAGCACCAAATATGCTATTAAACATGGCACAGAATCCACCTAGTACGCTTGCAGAAAAATCACCATTATAGAATTCTTCTAATTCCTCTAAGAACCTAGAACCGGCTGCATTACTTGACGCAACTGCCGCTGCTGGCGAATAATTACTATCTCTAATAAATGCAGCAAATTCTAATGGACTTATCGCGCCTCTTCCTAATCGCTCATTTAGTACAGGATAAGTTTCTGCATTATTAACAAGTTCTGCTTTTATATAATCTCTTTTTAAGAAATCATTATTAATAGAATTAGCCGCATCATAAAATTCCTTTTCACCGTATCTTTTTACAGCACCTGACAAAGGATTGTTTTGAACATCGACGACTATATTGCTTTTAAATTTCTTTTCGAACTCATCAACTTGATTAAGAGTATATTCTCCGTCGGCATTTTGATAAACGGTAGTGCTATTAACAGCTAAATTTAATTTATTTCTTTCGAAAGTACTCGTTAAACAGCTACTACAAAGTGGCTTTCCAGGTTTACATGTGCACGCCATTATCCAGCACCTCCACTAATAATTGCCTGCTCTTTTGCTTTAACTTGATCTATAACCGACAAGAATTCTTGAATTGATGTTAAAGATCTATTTAATCCATCTCCGGCGTATTTGCTTTGTCCCGCGCCTGGTCCAGTTACTAATGGCAACGAAGCCCATTCTGATGCCAAGTTATTAGCAAACTGTTCTCTTGTTATTTTACCATCTAGGAATGATGTTAATCCTCTTCCTTCTAATAATACAACAGCCATCTTGTCTTGGTTTATTGGACTAAACAGATCGCCTGCTGACAAGCCAGCACGTTCATACAATGACTTGCCAGTTTTACCACCTTTATCATTATTATATCCGCGCAAAGTATCTTCCATAATTTGGTAACGGCCAGCTGCTTCTGAGTTGTATATTGCATCAATACTTTCTTGCCAATCAAGAACTTCTTGTATTGTCATAGAAGTAAGTGGCTTAGATGGCCGGTGTCTTGGGTTTCTAATGCCACCCCAGATATCGTCATATCCATTACTTTCTTTATTACCAATGAAGTCTAATAAAGGTGAGGCTGCTGATTCTACAACAGCTGTTACATTGCCAGGTATCGTAGCGGTAACGCTACTTTCTGCATTTGGATCTTGAACTTCATATACTGGACCAGATGATGCTAATGAAGGCGGATCGTTTGCAACAATAGAAGTAGATTTAGCAGTCGGTTCCGGTGCTTCAACTTTTACTGCATCAATAGCATCTTCAGCAGATAATGCACTTCCTGCACCTTCAGCACCACCATTGGCCATGGTTACATAATCATCTATAAAGACTTCAGTTGCATTAACATGTATATTACCATCTGAACCAACTCTTAATACCGCGTCACCTCTGATATTAAAATCAGATGTACCTTGCATATTAATCTTATCACTAAAGATATCTAAACTTTCAACAGATTCAAACAACGTAGTATTTGCTTTTATACTTAACGAGTCCGTTGCTTGAAACCATGCTTTAGGCGTTTTAAAGTAAGCACTCTGGCCTGATTGTACCTGTAATTCTGTTCCTACGTTAATTGAAGTAGCTTTTAAAGAAGTCATTCTTACATCTGCGCCAGCTCTTATTTGTAATCTATCACCAGATTGGTGAGTTATTTCACCGCCGACGTTTAAGTGATGATTGCCATGAACCATCGTTGTTAGATCGCCTTCTATTTCTTCAATCTTGTTACCTTTAACGTACACATAACTATTACCATTAACAGTTACAGTACTCATCCCGCCTACAACTACATGATGATTTCTATCATTTACTTCGTACTTATCACCAGTAGCTTTATGTGTAGTCGTTCCTCTATGGTCTATTTGTACATACGCACCTGCACGATGGAAAATAGTAATACGTTCAGCACCAGGTGTATCATCAAGTTCGATAGTGTGAGCACCAGATTCAATTACTCGGTTGTGAGGATATTGAGCTTTATAAGCAGAAGGAGGCTCACTCCACGTTTTATCTTTACCACCTATTTTAATACCAGTCGTTCTTGTTGCCTGATGTTTATGAACGTGTGTTTCTGTAAGTCGTTCTCCACGAGCTAATCGAGATTGCTGAACTTCGCCAAAATTATCTGGATCAGAACCACGGGCTATCAATTCTGCATCCGAAGTATTAGGAATATAACCCCAGCCATTTTTAAACGGGTCGATAGCTTCTACGTTTTGAGTGGGTATTAATCCAAGTATCATTGGTTGTTGCGCGTCGCGTCCATCTAGGAACATTCCAAACACCCAAGAGTTAATAGCTGGTAAGCCTAATCCTGGAGAGCCATTAGGATCGTAATCACCCTTAACAACGATAGCCCAAGGTAATTCGTCTGTTTCTAAACCACCACCATTAACACCATTAGAGAAACCGTGTACGCCAAATGCTCTTACTTGAACACGTCCTTCTCTGCGTGGATCAACATTATTTTCTACTACACCTACGAAAAATAAAGGATTAGATACACCTACACCAGGATTACTCATTATTACCACTCCAATCAAATTTAATCATACGTATGCCTGTCGATAATGTATTATCTTTTTTCATTTGGTGTTTAATACTTTGGATCATATATCGTCCTGCAAGTTGTGCATTCCGCTTAGTACCGTCTCCATCAAACGATGGAATTGATAGGTCAATAATCATACCCGGCCTTAAATCTATTCTACCTTTTAACTGAGCTATAATTGCAGTATTATTTAAATGATGATAATAAGAAATTCTATTTTGTAAGATATTAGTTAACATTCTATCACCAGGTAAGTTACTTATGTTATCACCATTTGTAGAGTAATTTTTAAATATTAAAAACTGAGGTGCGTTATTATCAGTAAATGTATCTTCTCTAAAGGTAGCCGAGTGAGGATTGTTGTCAATATTTTTTATATCACCGCTCATATCAATATATGAAGCATTATCATAGTTAAAGATATTAGAAGTTACTTTCTTTCTAACAAAATCTATTTCAATAACTTTATTTTTGTACGCGCCTGATGCCATGTCAGACGCAGAATCTATACCTTTGTTATCCACAAACAAATTATCTATTTTACTCATTTGTTGAACAGGATCTATTGAACCACTTTGTAACTCTGAAATAGGAGAGTAGTGCAATTTGAAAATATTTTTAGGATTGTTATTATGAAATTTTACAAAGTATTCATCTGTGCAAAAATAGTACCTTTCAAACGTTTCAAAGAATTTAAATGATTGTGAGGGAGTTTCTGCACTATAACTTCTTGAAGCTAAAAAATACATAGCTTCTTGTGAAGATAATCTAGGTATAATAATGTTGTGTGGCTTATCCGTCTGTTGTATTATAATATCTCTTTTATGAAGACCATTTAGTTTTTCAAGAGCCCAACGTTTAGATCTAAATGGTAATTTTTCTTCTTCTTGATCTGTATAAAAGTCGCTACCTTCGCCTAGTATTCTACAAAAACTAGAGTTAAATATCTGTTTAACTATTTCGTAAACAGGTTTATAATTAGATTGTGTAATAATTTTCTTACCGGCATTAAAAGAATCTTCGGAAATAAAATGAATTTTATATATCAGTCCTTTTCCGACATCGCTAGGCTGTATACTATCGATTTTAAAAATTCTATTGTTTAATTTAATAGAACCACTTCCATCATGAGCGGTAATCCACAATTCTAATGATTCTTCGCCGCGCAATGGAGTTTTTTCTAAAACGCCAATGTTATCCATCACATCAATAACACCCTTGTACGAAGACATATTCATGCCTTGTTCAAGCTCAAAACCAGTAATCATTTTCTTAATGTCAGCATTAGACTCGCCGTCATAAGTCTCTATGAAAGCTTTTTCTATACTGCACGATGATGGGTTAATATCTGACATTAGCCTTGTCTTATTTTGCGAGTAAATTCATTTTCAATGATAGGCAAGAACGACCTATCAATTAAAAATATTTCTTTTTTGTTTTCGTTTTCTGCTAGCTCTTGATCGTAAACTTTCCAAGGTTTCCATTCATCAGGAATGATACGCTTAATAATAATCTTACGCCCTTGTTCTGTACGTAGAATAACTCGGTCTTCTTTACGAAGGTAAATTGTTCTAAACGATTCTGGTGCTAGTTTAATAATATCTATGGCCATTCATTAAACCTCTTTGTAATAATAAATGATGTTATCGCCGTTATCTTCAGAAGTCCATTCAACAACTTCATCTCCAACTCTTCCCGATACGTCACCATATTTTTCAATAAGATAATTATTAAAATCTGCTTCGGCCATTGGCCATTGATGATACGGATCAATAATGTTATTTGACATATAAACCAACCACGTATAATCCGTAGAGCCATAATAATAGTTTGCTATGTCTTCTGGGCGTTCACCTTCTTTAATAGTGAAAGGCATATAAAGCATAGGATTATTTGCGACAAGCTGTGAAAAGCTATTTCGTCGAGTAATATCCTTTACCTTATAACCTTCATAATTAATTTTTGGAAAACTCTCAAAATACTTCATTTCTCTTCCTTATCCGGTTCGCGTCGTTGGATCACTGCCAAGATCGTAAATGCTCATGTTAGGCTGTATTTGTCTATCTATAACACTTTGATCTAATGCAGATGCACCGTCATCTGAAATATTAGAATCAACGTAATCACTTTCTGGATATTCTAAATCTTCAGCAGTTTGGATTTCTAGCTCCATCAAACTTAGACTAATGCTAACGCCAGCTGGTGCACCACCTTTCATAATTGCCAAATTACCACCGGCACCATAATCTACCGATATATTAGTAATCATGGCAGGTTTAAATACAGGAAAATATTCTTGATTTACACCTAGCAAATATATTTCAACGACATGTGGAAATGACAAAAATACGTCGTTAAATGATTCATTAAATCCAGTTATTCTTGGCAGTGCATTTTTCTTTAAAGTATCTACGATTGCTTTAATTTGGTTAGTATCAGCTTTATTGCTTGGGTAAAGATCCCAATTAAATTGATGCGTTCTTAGCTGCACACCTTGAAATGCAAGCGTTTCTTTAGGGTTTAGCGTCTGACCGGTTACCAAATCTACTGCACCAGTGCCAACACCAAGCGCAGATCCAGCTTGCCTTAAAAGATAACCAGCTGCTGATGCGACATCTGCTTGTTTTACGCCACCTGCTGCACCGAATACACCTTTAACTAAATCACCGGCATTACCACCGCCGCCTTTCATAAGTTCATTGAACTTGTTACCAGCAAGCGCGCCCGCAGACTGCAATTGACCAGGTAAATCAGACAATGTACTATTGCCATTTACAAAATTACTAGCTACCTCAGCACCTTTTTCTATTAACGGATCGCGCGTTTGGTTGTTAATGTTTAAAGCAGTATTATCTGTTAGTTGCTTTGGAAAAGGTAACTCTATTGAATTAAGAGAACGAAGGCCAACGCCAGAGGTTCTAATTCCTTCGTCCGTTATTTTTTTATTGTAAAGTGGATTCGCATATACGCCAGGTTCATAGTTTTTAAAATCGTATTCTTTAAAAACCATCAACATGCTGTGCGGATTTGGCTTATCTGGGAAACGTATATTAGTGCCAGAAGAAGCAGATTTTCTTTCTGCTTCTCTTCTAAACGTTTCTGGTCTACTGAATTTGGCCATTTGCTACTCGTGCTTTGTTATAAATAATTTATTATTTCTATTTATAACAAATTGTGAGGTGACGTTTGGCTTATAATGGTAGATTCCGTCCAAAAAATCCAAACAAGTATAAGGGTGATCCGTCTAAAATATTTTATAGATCTTCATGGGAATTAAAATTCTTTGGGTATTGTGATAGGCATCCAGATGTAATTTGGTGGCAGAGTGAAGAATTGGCAATACCATATTATTCGCCGATCGACGGTAAAAGGCATAGATACTTTCCAGATGTAATTGTACATAGAAAAATAAAAAGTGGCGAAACAAAAACGTTAATGATTGAAATTAAGCCAAAGGGACAAACGAGGCCACCCGATATCAAAAATAAAACAACACAAAAAGGTCGCGTTTCTAGAAGATATCTTAACGAGGTTAAGACTTGGGGTGTAAACGAAGCAAAGTGGAAAGCCGCTAGGGCATATTGTGCACAAAAAGGTTGGGAATTTCAACTAATGACAGAACACGAATTAGGGATTAAATAAATGGCAGCGTTATTCGACGACATGTTACTTAAAGGTATTAGGGCTGGACAAGTTCCTGCTCGCACCGCTGCCGCTCGCGAGTGGTATCGTACGCAGGCTAAAGAAATAACACGTACTACAAAAAATAGAACACAAGGTGAAAAAGTTATTCGTGAGCTTCGTGGTGATAACGATCGCAGACAGGATAGTCGTTTCATGATGGGCAATATGTATCTTTTTTCTTACGATCCAAAGCATAAAGAAACTCTCCCTTATTACGATAGATTTCCTTTAATATTTCCAATAAATAAAGCAAAGGGTGGATTTCTTGGTATCAATATGCATTATTTGCCACCAATATTAAGAGCAAAATTAATGGATCAGTTGTATACTATTTTAAATAACAAGAACTTTGATGAAACTACTCGCTTGCAAGCTTCTTATAAAGTTTTGAATGGAGCGGCAAAGTTTAAAGAATTCGCGCCGTGCGTGAAACATTATTTAAACGCGCATGTAAGATCAAAGCCAGCATATATTAACCCATCGGAATGGGATATCGCTTTGTTCTTACCAATGCAGAAATTTATTGGTGCAACTGCTAACCAAGTATATGCTGATTCTAGAAAAGCAATAAGAGGTCGATAATGGCATTCAGAATATCAGAGTTTAAATCACAAATGGATTGGTTTGGCGGTCCTGCGCGTGGTTCATTGTTTGAAGTACAAATAATGAACTTTCCAGGCGTTAAATCAAGAGCCAATTCTAGGGATTTAGTATTCTTTTGCAAAAATGCTGCTATTCCTGGAATGTCATTTGGTGCAGTTGAAAGTCAGCACGTCGGACAATTTCGTAAAATGATGCCGATGACTATTAATATAGAACCAGTTCAAACAATCTTTATGCTTGATTCTGATCATCAGGTCATGTCATTCTTTCATGGATGGATGCAGCAAGTTGTTAACTATTCAACTGCAGCAGGTCCATTTGCTGAAGTTGGTGGAAGATTACCATACGAAGTAAACTATAAAGACGATTATGGCGCAACTGTTGTTATTAGACAGTATTCAACAAACTATGAAAAGACTGGCCAGTATTACGAAGTTAAAATAGAAAATGCGTTTCCTATTATGATAGGAGATGTAGATTTGGCTTGGGAAAATAACGATTCATTCTCAGTATTACCTGTGAGCTTCCAATATGATCGCATAGAGTATACTGGTGAAAAAATTGGTTCACCAACAGCAAGGTTTGGACGTGGAAATGGCCTATTAGGTTTAATCAATCAAGTAGGGGCTTTTGGGCAACTTATTGGCCAAAACCTTGTACCAGATTCTATCCAAGATGCAGTTAATAAGTATACTAAAGTAACTAACAAGTTTGACAAGATAAAAAGCTTATTTTAATTATGAGGAGACTATAATATGGCTTTACCCAAGATTGACTTGCCGATTTTTGAAGGTGTCTTACCATCGTCTGGTCAGAAGTTTAAGTACCGTGCATTTACGGTTAAAGAAGAAAAGATTTTATTGGTAGCGCAAGAATCAGATGATTCAGCGCAAGGAATTATAGCAATTAAGCAAGTAGTAAATAATTGTTTGATTGATATGGATGTTTCGCAGTTGGCAATGTTTGATTTGGAATATGTCATCTTGGCAATTAGATCTAAATCTGTAGATAACGCTATTCAATTTGCAATCAGAGACCCAGAAACCGACGAACAAATTGAATTAGAGTTTGATATTGAAGAACTAAAGGTTGAAACTGCAGAAGGACACGAGAAAGAAGTAAAGATTAGTGATGAATATACTTTGTTTCTAAAATATCCAACGATAGATGAATACATTAAAATTTCAGAGATGGATCCAGACGATCCTCTATTAAATTACATCATTTTGGTCGCATGTTTGGATAAGGTTGCGTCAGAAGATGAAGTTTTTGAATTTAAAAACTATACACAAACGGAAGTTGATGAATTTATGGAAGGCGTCTCTTCTAATGTCATAAAAGGGATCGAGCAATTCTTTGCTACCATGCCAAAATTGAGGCATGAAATTAAATACACTAATAAAAATGGTAAGGAAGGAGTATTCGTAGTACAAGGTCTTAATACTTTTTTTCTTTAATGCTGAGTCATATAACACTCAAGGATTATTACAAAATGGTATTTTCCATGGCTCAGCATCATAAATATAACATAAGCGACATAGAAAATATGATGCCTTATGAAAGAGACCTTTACTTTGGTATGCTACTTGACTACATAGCAAAACAGAATCAGGAATAGGTAAATAAATGGCACTCTCATTAGAAACACAAGCAATTGTAGATAGGTTAAAAGCCGAAGGCGATTTGATTCGCAATACCGGTACTAACTCTATTAAATCTGTAAACATCACTTTACAGAAGTTTGAAGGTGTTTTTAATAGCATTTCAAATAATATTGCTGAACAAACAAAAATTCTTCAAATGCAAGCAGGTATAGCAACTGAAGCACTTGAAGCAGCTCGTACCAAAGAACAGTTAGACGAAATAGAATCAAAGCAAAAAGAAAAAGATTCCGATAGTAATATAGATAAAGTTGGTGATAAGATTGGAGAAAGTATAGACTCTAGTCTTAAGAAAGCTTTTAGTCTTAGTGGTTTAGGTAGTGCGCTTAAAACAATTGCTGGTGTAGGTGCTGCAGGATTCCTCGGTTATAATCTTGGTAAAGGTTTTATCAATACAGCGTTCGCAGGTGATGGCGAATCAGGATTAGAAAAACTAGAAGCCAAAAAGATTGAAGTAGAAGAAAAAGCCCGCGAAGCGTTTGCCGAAATGAAACAATATGGCGCTGAACTAAAGAAATCTGTTGACGGATTTAAGAAATCTGTCGATGATTTAAACAAAAACATGAAAGATATGATTGACGAAATTGCTAAACTTCGTGATCAGCTTAATTTGGCCAAATTGGCTATAGGCTTAATAAGCGGGTTTACAGCTTTAAGATGGGCGTCTAAGGCTATGTATAAGTGGGGTGAGATAGTTGAAAGAAACATGAAAAATTCTAAACCTAAACCACCGCCTGACCCCAACAAACCACCAAAAAACGTCGACCCAGAAGGTAGAAAGGGCAGAGGTGATACATACGAAAAACCTGGTGAAAGAGCAAAATATAACAAATCTAATCCAACAGGCGCAGAACCAGAAGGTAGAAAGGGCAGAGGTGATACATACGAAAAACCTGGTGAAAGAGCAAAATATAACAAATCTGTTAAAAATGCTGCGCCTAAGAGTAATAGTACTTACAGCGGTAGAACTAGTACTGGAATGAATACACCGGAAGCACGAGCGCAGCTTAGGGCAGATATAGCTGCAAAAACTGGATCAGGTTATAGACTTACTAAATCTGGTAAGCTTCAAGGGCCTGACGGGAAGTTCGCAAGTGATGAAGACGCACTAAAATATATGGAAAAAACGTTAGACCCGAAATATTCCAAAGTATTTAAAAATTTAGTAAAGGTTTTAAAGGTAGCTGGTGTGGCTGCTCTTCTTCTTACAGCATATCAAATCTATGATGTTCTAACAAATGATTCAATGTCACCGAAAAACAAACAAATCGAGTTAGGCGGATTGATGGGTGAAGTAATCGGTGGTGCTGGAGGTGCTACAATAGGAGCTATTGCGGGTGCAATGGGTGGACCTTGGGGTGCTCTTATCGGTGGCCTTACCGGTGGTTTAGTTGGTTTGTTCGCAGGTGGTTATCTTGGTGAATGGATTGTAAGATGGGCATTTGATGAAAACCCAACAGCAAAAGATGATGCTGATGCCAAGCAAATTGAAAGAGATTATGTTAAAAGATTTGTTGATGAAGATGCTGCTATGAGCCAACCAGTAGTATCACACGACGCATCAGGAAGAGTTAAACCTTTGCATTATGGTGATTTGCAGCAAGGCATGGGTATTCAAGGATATAACGCAGCAGCACAATCAAGGGCTGCAATAGCTGCTGAAAATGCTGCACGTCAATCGCAAGAAGTACTTCCTCCACTTAGAGATGCCGGTGCATCACTACAATATGGCGGCAGAGGAAACGGTTACTTAGAAATGGGTTACAGAAATGGAAGATCTGCTGCTAGGTCATCTAGTTTAGAAATGATGGACAGTTACATTATGGGTAGAACAGGTGGAAATGTTTATATCGATGCATCTACAAATGCACCAGTTACTTATAGTAATATGGATGCTGGTGATAATATTAGTATGGTTCAATTATCATCTGGCGGGGGTGGTAGTTCTTCAGTTAATCCCTTTGGTTTAGCTGGACTAACTAACGCATACAACGTTTAAAAAAGGGACCTTGCGGTCCCTTTCTATTATTTACTTCCAAAGAAATCTTCGTACTCTTCTTCTGTATAAGGCCACATTATTTGTCACCTTTATCCGAAACAAAAGAATACATTTCTTTAGCTTTTTCCATTAATTCATCGACAGAATACATTTTAGTAACAGTTGCTTGGTACTCTTCAAAAGTTTTCTTACCTTCTTCAAGCGCTTTCTCAGCAAACTGTACGTTCATTTTGTACTGCTGATCCATGTAGTCTTTTGCTAGTTGGAGCATCTCTGCACGGATTTCAAACGGGTTTTTATTAGACATATTAATCTCCTTGTGTATGTGTGTTGTGACGGCTTTTGTGTTTAACATAGCCGCGCTTACTTTGCTTTTTTCTATCAGTCATAGTAACTGACTTGTTGAATTTGCGAGCATGTTTCGCGACTATGTTATTCATGGTTTTAGCCTTTTAGTAGAGTTTTCTC